AGATCCTAATAAAAAGATAACAGGGTTGCAATTTATTAAATTTTTACCTGACACTCTTATAAAAATTTAAATACGTATGACTGGAATGAAGGGTTGTAAGCTAAAATATTGTATTACCGATTTAAAGTCTTACATGAAAACTAACCTACTTACAATTCTTGCCTTGTCACTATCTACAACTCTCTCTTTTATCTGTTCATATTTTATGAATGTAACTCTTAATAACGCTGAGCAATATATGGCGTTAGTAGGGGTTTTATTTGTAGATGGATTTTTTGGTGTTTGGGCTGGTACCAAACGTGAAGGATTCAAAACTTATAAAGCCCTAAAAGTTCTTAAATCTTTATTTTTCTGGATTATTTTATTAACTACTATTCTAAGTATAGAAAGTGCTTACATAGGAGCAGGATGGTTAAGTGAAACTGTCATTATACCATTTATAGTATTCCAGTTAATTAGTATTTTAAAGAATGCCTCAATGTTAGATTTAATATCTAATGATGTTTTAAAAACTATTCTAAATAAAATAGACCAACATAAAAATATTAACCCCGAAAATTAAAAAGTTTTAATTCTACATAATTTAGAAAGATTTAGGCTTGGCTTTTGCCAAGCCTTATCTTATCTTAACAAGAAAATGCATCCTATTAAAGTTATTGAAAAGAATTTATCTAAACTTCAAAAACTTAAATACAATCAATTTCTTTGGTGGAGAAGATGGTCTGCTAAAAATAAACCACTCCATAAAGACTCATCTTTATGGGACAAAATTAACAATGGTGACTATAATTTTAGTCCTTATTTTTGGCAAATTCAATATTGTGAATGGGAAATTGAACAGAAAAGACTAAAATATATTAATGATCATGAATATTTTTGTGAAGAAAGTGTAATGGATTTTCAACGTCGTAGACGCTTACGTGAAGATCATGAAAAATATGAAAATGAAAATCTAACCCAATTAAAAAAAGATTTTGTCAAGACATTTCGTATGACTAAAGAAGATTTTGATAAAGATGTAATAGAGTTTGATGGTGAAGTAAAAGATTTTTATATTTATTGTGAACAAAAATTTCGTAAATATAATATACCTGAAACTGTAAAACCTCGTAGAGGACGTCCTCGTAAAAATAAAAGTTAATGAAAGTATCACATGAAGTTCCTATAGCTTATTTAGAAGCCAGCAATTGGTTTAATGACTATGATTATTGTCTCCCTCATCTTTTAGATTTGTACCCCGACTATGAAAAATATTTTAGGGAAGCAAAACAAAAAAGACGGTATATTATAATGGATAATTCACTTCATGAATTAGGTGAAGCATATAATACAGATCGTTTACTATACTGGGTAAATGAACTTAAACCTAATGAATTTATTATCCCAGATGTATGGGAAGATGCTATTAAGTCTATGCGTAACGCTAAAGAATGGTCACGTGTAGAACTTCCTGATGGGATAAAAAAAGTAGCTGTAGTTCAAGGTAAATCATTTAATGATGCTGTTAAATGTTATCATACCTATAAATTGTTAGGGTATGAAAAAATAGCTTTTTCATATGGGGCTAATTATTACCATACTGAAATGTGTCCCCACCCTAATAAAGATATAGGTAAGGCATTAGGTCGTTTGTTAGTAATTAGTAAAATGTTAGAACTAAAAGCCATAAACAGATCAGATGAAATTCACCTTTTAGGTTGTTCTGTACCACAAGAATTCTTATATTATAAAGGAATTGAACAAATAAAAACTATAGATACTTCAAATCCTATTATGGCAGCTTTTGATGGTACATTATATAATGATTGGGGTTTGTTAGAAAAACCTAAAACTAAAATTGATGATGTAATTGGAGATAAAACTGATTTTCAAGTATATCAAAAAATTGAACATAACGTAGAAACATTTAGAAAAATAAATAATTTATGAAAAAACAAGCAGTATTGTCACTAAGTGGAGGTATGGACAGCTCCACATTGTTGCTTCATCTACTCGCCAATGGCTATGAAGTGACAGCACTGTCTTTTGACTATGGTCAAAAACATAGAGTAGAACTTGAACGAGCTCAAGATTTAGTAGACTATTTGAATAAAAATGGACAAAATGTAAAATATGGAGTTATTAAACTTGATGGTTTAGCTCCTATGCTTAATAGTACTCTTGTAGAAGGTGGAGATGAAGTACCTGAAGGTCACTATAAACAAGAGAATATGAAGGAAACAGTTGTTCCTAATCGTAATAAGATTTTTAGCTCTATTATTCAAGCTGTAGCGTTAAGTATCGCTAATAAACATAAAACTAATGTTTATATAGCAATGGGTATTCATGCTGGAGACCATGCTATTTACCCGGATTGTAGGCAAGAATTTAGGGATATAGACCATCAAGCATTTATTGAAGGTAATTGGGAAGCGGAACGAGTTAAATTCTATACACCTTATCTTCATATGGATAAATTTGATATCTTAAAAGATGGAGAAAAATGTTGTAAAAAGCTCTTTATTGAATTTGATGAAGTTTATAAACGAACTAACACCAGTTACAAACCAATTTACATCCCAGGATTTACTCTTCCATTTATTAAAGTAACATTTAATAATAAATGGTTTAGTGATTATAAATCAGCTTCATCTGTTGAACGTATTGAAGCATTTATGAAACTTGGTCGTCCTGACCCTGTTGAGTATGCAGATGAGACAGGTCCTGTTACTTGGGATCATGTAGTTAAACATGTTAAAAAAGTTTTAAAAAATGTCTAAATTTCAATCAATAAAAATATTTGACGGGTTTAGTTGTGTATTTCGTCAATGGAAAGCTGAAGGAACTCATTGTAGATTCCTACATGGCTATGGGGTAAGTTTTAAAGTATGGTTTGAAGGTGAACTTGATAAAAGAAATTGGGTTTGGGATTTTGGAGGTATGAAACGAGCTAATGGAACTATTGATGGGATGAATCCTAAAGCTTGGATGGATTATATGTTTGATCATACCACCTTAATCGCTGAAGATGACCCATATCTTGAAGGTTGGAAAGCTATGGATCATCATGGTTTAATTCAACTTCGAGTTATACCTCATGTTGGTGCTGAAAGATTTGCTGAGTTTGTCTTTAATAAAATCAATGATTTTGTTAAAGCTGAGACTGATAATAGAGTTAGAGTTACTAAAGTAGAGTTTATGGAACATAATAAAAACAGTGCAATTTATGGCGAGTAATAGAATTGAAGATTATAGTAAAATACTTCCTATAGTAGAAGTTTATTTATGTGTTCAAAGTGAAGGTAGTAGGGCTGGCATGCCTACTATAGCCATTCGTACAACTGGATGTACTCACCGTTGCTGGTTTGGTGAAGGTGGGTGGTGTGATAGTTGGTATACTTCAATTCATCCTGAAAAGGGAACGTTCACATTCAATGACATTATAGATATTTATGACAAATATCCTTACGTTAAGGAAATGATGCTTACAGGTGGTTCACCCACAATGCATTTAGCTTTAGTAAATGAATTAACCCATTTTGCAAATGAAAGGGATATTACAATCACGATTGAAACGGAAGGTTCGCACTTCATTCCCACTGATTATCCGATTGGTCTCATATCCTTTAGCCCTAAGTTTAATAACTCTGTCCCTCGTGTTGGTATTCTTACACCCGGTGGTAAAGTGGTGGATGAAAAGTTTGTCGAAACTCATAACCGTCTTAGACTCAATCGTGAAGCCATCAAGAAAATGATGAATATCATACTGATTACCATTATAAACCAGTATGGGATGGAACTGAGGAGACACTTAAAGAAATTGAAGACTTTAGAGTTGAAATGAATATACCCAAAAATAAAACTTGGGTTATGCCTGCTGGAGACAATAGAGAGGAATTAATTAAAATCTATCCTAAAGTAATTGAAATGTGCGCTGAACATGGCTACAACTTTACCGGTAGAGAACACATAATTGCCTATGATACTAAACGTGGAGTCTAAATTAGAAGTTGAAGCCCTTTTTATATCTGATATTCACTTAGATTCTAAGGGATGTAATGCTGAAGCTCTCCTTAACACCTTAAAGCAATATCAACCTAAACAACTTTTTATAGTAGGAGATTTTATTGATGGTTGGTTATTAAAAAAACGTCACTATTGGCCTCAAAGCCATACTAATCTAATTCGTAAAATACTTAGTTATTCTAAAAAAGGAACAGAAGTAATTTATGTAACAGGCAATCATGATGAATTTTTACGTAATTATGCTCCTTTAGAATTTGCTAACATTAGAATAGTTAATGAAGCTAAATTTAAAAATTGGTGGGTAGTACATGGAGATGCTTATGATGGTGTAGTAAAAATGTCTAAATTATTAGCTATAGGAGGTAGTGTAGGTTATGAATTAGCTATTTGGTTTGATAGAAATTTAAATAAAATAAGACGTAAATTAAAAATACGCCCTAAATCTCTTAGTAAATGGCTTAAAGACTCTGTTAAAAATGCTGTAATATTTATCACCAGTTTTGAATCTCAACTTCAATATCAAGCTGAAAAAAGAAAATGTAAAGGAGTAATTTGTGGTCACATTCATACTCCAATTATAAAAGAAAATTATATAAATTGTGGAGATTGGATTGAAAATAATTCATATATTATCTATAATGATAATAAATTTACTTTAAAATTTAACCAACATAATAATGATTAAATCCTATATACCTGAAATTTTTGAAGAAGATCTTTCTTCTGGAGAACAAATATATGTTTTTTTTCGTTCTACCGGATGTGGTCCTTGTAGAGAATTAGAGCCTGAAATTTTAGATTTCGCTAATAGTTTTGACAAACTTATCTATATAGTAGAATCAGATGAAGCTCCTAATTTAAGACATAAATGGAATATTAAATTACACCCCAGTATGGCTGTCTTACAAGGAGGTAAATTTCAATACTTAGCTGAGGGTAAAAGAAAAATTCAAGAATTAATGTAAAATGCAAGAAGCAATTAGTGAAAAAGATCTAAGTTTTGAAATTAAAATCTTAGCTAAAAAAATAAATGATGAACATAGAGGAGATTCTACTCCTATAGTATTTGTTTGTGTTTTAAATGGAGGATTTATGTTCTTTAGTGATTTAGTTAAAGAAATAACTGTTCCTATTGAAATTGACTTTATAAGATGTAAATCTTATTTTGGACGTAAGCAAGGTGATTTAGTTATAACTAAAGATCTTGAAACTAAAATCAAAGGAAAACATGTTTATATTGTAGATGATATTCTTGACTCAGGAAACACTATGGGAGCTGTTATAAAATTTCTACAAGTTAAAGAACCTAAAAGCCTAACCCCAATAGTTGCTCTGTATAAAGAAGGTAATTTAAATTTTCCTAAAGTTTATCATATTATAAAACAAGACACTGACTCTGTATTTGATCCTTGGTATATTGGATATGGTATGGATGATGATAATGGATATAATAGAAATCTAAAAACTATTTATATTGTTTAAAGATAAACTATAAAGTTTGGCTTTTTTAAAAATTTTATTTATATTTACCTAAAAATTAGTTATGACTAACAATAGAAGAAAATTCCATACTGACATTGAGTGTGTTCCTTTTGGTTTTGCTAATGGAGCATCTTCCTCAACCCCTCTTAGTCCTGAGGAAAAAAAATCAATGATTAAAGAGGCAGCTGAACATTTCGGTAAATTTTTAGATGCTTTAAAATGTGATTGGCGAAATGATCCTAACTCAATGGAAACTCCAATGAGAGTAGCTAAAGCATATGTCAATGATCTATGGGCTGGTAGGTATAATGGTTTTACAGATATAACTTCATTCCCTAGTGATGGGTATGATGGTATTATTATTGAACGTAATATTCCACTTACTTCAATGTGTTCACATCACCACCAAACAATTAAAGGTGTAGTTCATATTGGATATGTAGCTGGAGCTGAAGGACGAGTTATTGGTCTTTCAAAATTAAATAGAATTGTAGAACATTTTGGGCGTAGAGGAGCAATTCAAGAACAACTCACAGCTGCTATTCATCAGGGTGTAGATAAAGTTTGTGAAGGAAATATTGGTGTTATTGTAACTGTAGTTGCAACTCACAATTGTGTATCATGTAGAGGTATTAAACATGATGGGGCTGCTATGATCACAACCAAAGCTTCAGGTGTATTTAGAGAAAATGATAATCAAGCTCGTAAAGAATTTTTTGATAGCTTGAAAATTAATAACGGAGGACATCAAATATAAAATATAAATATTTATTATAATCAAGTTATGAGTAGACAATTAGAGTTATTTACAAGTGTCCCATTTGTGGACGAGGTTGAGGAATTTAATCAATTAATGAACAAACCTAACAATTATGAACCCACAATCCCCGAAGAAAAAGAATGGAAATTCGTATACAACTTCATATTGGAGGAACTTGAGGAATATAGAGAGGCGTGTGAACAGGGAGACATCGTCGGCATTTTGGACGCTCTGTGTGACATTACTTATGTTTCCTTGGGGAATGGCACTATGCTACATGGCCTTAAGGATAAAATTTGGCCAGCCTATCAAGAAGTTCAAAGATCGAACTTATCAAAAGCTTGCTCAAGCGAAGAGGAAGCTCAAAAAACCGTCGAGCAAAGGTCCATTGAACAGAATGAGCCATGCCATTATGAAAGGGTTGGTGATAGGTATATTGTTTACCGATCATCAGACCGGAAAGTCATGAAAAATATTAACTACTTTAAACCAAATTTAAACCAATTTTTCATTCAAAATGAGTTACAAAAAACAAATTCGTAAGGCTAACCTTAAAACCATCCCTAACCCAGACAAACACCAAAAGATTTCATTTATCAAATCTGGGGTTAGAATTTTAGGTTATTGTTTTATTCCATTTAATGTTATAGTTGCTATGGGACTTCTTATTCTTAGTGAAGCTCTTGGTGTTGTAGAAGAATTAGTCTAATGAAAAAGTTTCTTTATTTTAACGCAGCATGGTGCGGACCATGCCGCCAATTAGGACCTGTTATGGAACAACTCTCTTCCCAATACCCAGTTAGAAAGATTGATGTTGACACTAATCAACTTTTAGCTCAACAATATAACATTAGAAATATCCCAACTGTTCTATTAGTAGATGATGATGGTGATGTTTTAGCTTCTAAGGTAGGAGCTAATCCATCTCAAGTTTATGTTGATATGTATCATCAATACTAAATTATGTTCGATAGGCTAAAACAAGGAATATTCCCTTTTATTATAGCTTTAAGTGCTTTATCAGTATCAGTTTCAGCAGCTTTTTACTCAGTCACTGGATTGAGTAAATTGTTTGCTGGAGCTAGTACTGAAGTACTTATTATGGCTAGTTCTTTAGAAATATCTAAACTTGTTATAGCTTCTTTACTTTATCAATATTGGAATGTCATAAATAAGGTTCTTAGAACCTATTTAACTATAGCTTGCATCACACTGATTTTAATAACATCAGCTGGCATATATGGGTTCCTTTCATCAGCTTATCAAGAAACAGCTAATAAAGCAGGAAATATTGATGCTCAAGTTGAACTTTTAGAAAAAAAGAGAGACAATTATAAAGAGCAATTAGTTATATATAACACTGAAAAAGAATCTATTAATACTTCTATTAATAATTTAAGAACTGGCTTATCAAATAACGCTACCCAAAGTGTTGACAGAAAAACCGGTCAATTAATCATCACTTCTTCTTCAGCTAATAGAAAAGCCTTAGAAAAACAATTAGACCAAGCTATAATAAGACAAACTTCAGTCAATCAAAAAGTTGATAGTTTAAATACTTTAGTATTTGATATCGAAACCCAAATTGTAGATGTTCAAACTAATGGTGAATTAGCTAGTGAGTTAGGTCCTCTTAAGTACTTATCTAACTTAACAGGAATTTCTATGGATAGAATAATAAATTATCTTCTCTTAATAATAATTTTTGTTTTTGATCCTCTTGCCATATCTTTAGTAATAGCAGCTAATTTTGCTTTTGCTCAACTAAAAACAGGAAAAACAATGGAAAATAGTGGTAAAGAAGAACAAAGAGAAGCATTAGTTGATATGATACAAGATGCTGAAGAAGCAGGGTTATATGAGGATAAAACAGAAAAACCTTTAGAGGTATATGGTGAAAAAAAAAAGCGTCGTTACCCAATGAGACCTCAAACGTAATTAATTACTGGTAATGTATAAAAAATGTTATGCTGAATATATTGGTAAAAACCAATATAAGATACATTTATGGACTGAAAATGATTATGAAATAATTCCTTGGCGTAACCCCGCTTATATAGAATGTCCTGAACATGAAGCCAGTTATCAGGGACTAAATGGGGAATGGCTCAAAAAAACTTATGACTGGGATAAAAATACTCCTGATGTTCATTTTCATGATATGCCCCCATATCAAAAATTTCTTATTGAAAAATATGGAGTTAATGACGAAGTATCTAAAGGACATCGTGAAGTATTCTTTGATATTGAGATTGAAATGGGAGGAGCACTTACAGAAGAATATATTCAAGCTGCTCCTAAACCTGTAACATCCATTGCTTGGTGGGATAAAACACCTGATAAATGGGTTATTCTTATTTTAGATAAAAAAGGTCAAATTAGACATACTAAAGGACATAAAGAAATTGTTCCTTGTAGAACTGAAGGAGAATTATTAGCTACTTTTCTTGAAAGATATAAAGAAATTAATCCGGATATCTTAGTAGGATGGAATAGTGATTATTTTGATATTCCATATCTTTATTTTAGGATTAGTAATGTATTAGGTGAAGAATTTGCTAATGCTTTATCTCCAATTGATATTGTTAGAGATGAAAGTCAATGGAACAGAGATGGATGGTTAAATATAGCTGGTGTTGAATCTCTTGACTATATGAAACTTCATAAAAAGTTTAGTTTTAGAGATGAACCATCTATGAGATTAGACGCTATTGGAGAAAAATATGTTGGGTTAGGTAAAGTTGAATATGACGGTAATTTAGATAGATTGTTTGAAACAGATATTCAAAAGTTTATCCAATACAACTTTCGAGATGTTGAAATTCTAAAAGCATTAGATGAAAAATTTGAATATGTTGGATTAGTTAAAAACTTGTCTCATAAAGGTAAACATAACTATGGTGAAGTATATGCCAACACTAAAACTCAAGATGGTGCTATTTCAGCATATCTATTAGATCAAAACATCATACCACCAGCTAAAGATAGAAATCCCATCACTAAAAAGAATTATGCTGGAGGTTATTTATTTTGTCCTGCTGCAGGTTTATACAAGTATATGTTTGATGAGGATTTAACATCACTATATCCTTCCATTATTATGTCTCTTAATATTGGTAAAGAAACATTTATAGCTCGTATTATAGATAATGATGATAGAAATAATCGTTTAGGATTAAATGATTTAAAAACTAAAAATCCAAACGAAGAATTACTTATTGAAA